GATTATTCTACTGCCCATACGTTCCTCTACAGATGGTTCGTGCGGTTGGTCAGGATACATTCCAACCTAAGATTGGCTTTAAGACAAGATACGGTCTTGTTGAGAACCCATTCTCTCAAGGAACTACACAGGGACTTGGAACACTTACACGTAACTCTAACCGTTACTACAGAAGAGTTAAGGTTGCTAACCTTATGTAAGCTAGTTGCTTATATCTTCAAAGAGCACTCCTTCGGGGGTGCTTTTTTTTGTCTACATATGTTATAATAGTACTAAATGAGAGTTTGAAGTGAAAATAGATCATCAACCATTATTTCCAACACCTTTATTTGAAATTACAGGATTAGAAATTGATAATGAAAAATTAACAAAAGACATATATGATTTGCAAAAGAAAGATGAAGGTGTAAAGGATGGATATTCAAATTGGGGTGGGTGGCACAGTAAAGCTCAATATGGTAATGAAATTGATGAAATTTTTAAACCACTAATAGATTCCTTTATAAAACTTCTACCAGATTTTGGATTTGACCCAAAAATAAGAGAAGTTTGTAATTTAGTTCTATGGGCAAATATAAATCCCAAAGGATCTTACAACACTACACATAATCATCCAGGATGCGATCTTTCTGGTGTTTATTATGTTAAAGTTCCTGAAGGAGAATGTGGTAATATAAATTTTCTCGACCCTAGACCTGCTTTAAATTATGGAAATTCTTTTATTGTTGAAAGGTATGTTGGTGGTGATTCAGTTCCAAGATATCCTGTAGAGGGGAATATGTATGTGTTCCCTTCTAGTTTACAGCATAGTGTAGGAACTAATCTAGTAGATGATGATAGAATTTCAATAGCATTTAATTTAAACGTAAGATGATAAATAGTTAAAAAATTAATAATGTCTGGACCATTCACATCGCAAATACAAAATAGAAATTATCTATCAGGTATAGGTTTTAAATTTAATCTTGCCAAGTATCCCAAGGTGGATTTTTTTTCTAATAGTGCTAGAATACCAGAGTTATCTTTGGCAATTGCTACTCAACCATCATATTTAAAGGATATTGATATTCCTGGTGAGAAACTAACCTATGGCGATTTCACTCTTAGATTCTTAGTTGATGAAGATATGGAAAACTATGTATCCGTATATGATTGGTTGAATGGATTGGGATTCCCAGAATCAACAAAAGATTTTAAAGATTTAACGACTGATAAAGCAGGTCAAAGAGAAATGAAAGAACAGTTTTGTGATGGAACACTCAGAATATTGAATAGTAATCTTAGAGAAGTTGCACAGGTTAAATTTAAAGATCTATTTCCAGTTTCATTAACATCACTAGACTTTGATGCTACTAGTGCTGACGTACAATATCTCACAGCAGAAGCATCATTCAAATATACTATATACGAATTAACCAGTTCTAAATGAATCTTGACAAAATTCAGGAGATGTGGGAGCGTGATGCTGTCATAGACCCTGATAATCTACATGATGAATCCTTGAAGATTCCACAATTACATTCAAAGTATTATACAGTTTATAATACTGTTACTTTGTTGCGTGAAAAAGCAAGAGAGCAATACAATAAAGTTAGATTAGAAAGGCATAATTATTATACTGGTAAAGCACCAGCAGAGGTTTATATTAAGGAACCTTTTGGATATAAGGTAAGAGAAAAGGATGCTATACAAAGGCATATGGAAGCAGATGAGAAGATGACAAAGATAGATCTTAAGATCAGATATTATGATACTACATTAAAATTCTTAGAGGAAATAATTAAAAACGTTTCTAACAGAACATTTCAAATTAAGAATGCAATTGAGTGGAATAAGTTCCAAGCAGGTATGTAATAAATACTTTATATTTCCTAATAACTTCATGGATCATCATTCTGGTGAGACTGATGAATGGGTAGTTGAAATTAAAATGGGCATCACAGAAACTAGATTGCTCTATAAACATATAAACGATTCTTTGTATGGACCTTATCCAAGTAAATCTATGCATTCGATAGATGAACTTGCATATCTACGTGCATTAAAGAATAAATTGTTTGCGATAATTTGCGAATATAGTTATGATATGGAAGAATTTGATAAATAAAGTATAAAGTAATTTTTGTTACGATGAAGCCAACTCCAAAAGAAAGCCAGAAGATCCACGAGAACTATAAAAAAGTTGTGGCACATCTTATTGAAGAGAAGTATGCTGCAGATCATGAAGCAGCAGATAAAATTATTGCTGGTATGACACAAGAATGGTTTGATACCATCGTAGGATAAATGAAGTCGTTTAAAGAATTTCAAGAATCAGTTGCCCAAGAAGTAGGTGGTAAAGGTCTTACTGCTGCTGTTCTTAGAGGTGCTGCAAATTTAACAACAGGTCCTCTTAGTAAAGCTGCTAAGGTAGCAAATGTTTTCAGATCTGATAAAGGCAAAGATATACTTCAGGGATTATTTGGAACACCAGATAAACCAAAGGATAATGATTGGGAAAAGAATCCTAAAGATATTATAGATGCTCAACTTAACGCTGATCAGCGTAGAGTAAAGCAAAAAGCAAAATATAAAGACTATGATGATGCGATGGCAGCTGCAAAGAAAGCTAAAGATGCTGGAAATATAACTAATGCTGAATATGTTGAAAGGATAGGGGATGCAAAAACACTGCGTGATAAATCTGATAATGTAGTGCCTATGAGAAAACCTAAACCAAAAAACCCTAAGAAATAAATCTCTAAATAATCCTACCTTGGTATAGGATTATGAGTCATTTGATTATATCAAAAAAGAATGAAGTTCATCTACACATAGATGCAGAAACTTATGTGTATTATGAATTATCGGATCAATTTACTTTTGATGTGCCTGGTGCAAAGTTTATGCCGCACTATCAAAAGAAACACTGGGATGGAAAGATAAGATTATTCAGTACTCAAACAGGCGACATATATGTTGGTCTATTAGATAGAGTAGTTCAATTTTGTAAAGATCACGAATATACTTACGAATTTAAAGAGAACAAATATTACGGACTACCGTTTGAAGTCAACGATATGATTTCAAAGGAAGGTGTAAAGGATTATATGACTGCAATCTCTAAGCATAAACCTAGAGATTATCAGATTGATGGAGTATACGACGCTTTAAAACATAATAGAAAATTATTGATATCTCCAACTGCTTCTGGAAAGTCTTTGATGATATACGGGATTGTGAGATATTTCGTTGAAAAAAAGCAAAATACTTTGATAGTTGTTCCAACGACTTCCCTTGTAGAGCAAATGTATAAAGACTTTGCAGACTATGGATGGGATGTTGGTTCATATTGTCATAAGATATACGCTGGCAGAGAAAGAGAAACGGATTCTCAAGTTATTATTACTACGTGGCAATCAATATACAAATTACCCAGAAAATACTTTGATAGATTTTCTACGGTTATCGGAGATGAAGCACACCAGTTTAAGTCGAAGTCACTTATATCTATAATGACTAAATTGGGTAATGCAAAATATCGTTATGGATTCACGGGAACTTTAGATGGATCAGAAACTCATAAGTGGGTTTTAGAAGGTTTGTTTGGACCTTCTTACAAGATTATTAAAACTGATGAACTGATGAAGAAGGGGCATCTTGCTACTTTAGATATCAATGTGCTTCTATTGAAACACCCACCGAATAAATTTGAATGCTTTGAAGATGAAGTTCAATACATTATTGGTCATGAGAAAAGAAATCGATTGATTCGTAACCTTGCTTTAGATCTTAAAGGTAATACTCTTATCTTATTTGCAAGAGTAGAAGCACACGGAGAACCCTTATATGAGATGATAAATAGTAATGTTGTGGAGAATCGTAATGTCTTTTTTGTTCATGGTGGAGTGGATACCCAAGACCGAGAGAAGGTTCGAGAAATCACTGAACAAGAGAATAATGCGATTATCGTGGCCTCTTATGGAACCTTTTCCACTGGTATTAACATCAAAAATCTACACAACATAATATTTGCTTCTCCTTCTAAATCGAGGATCAGAAATCTGCAATCTATTGGGAGGGTTCTTAGAAAAGGTAATCAAAAATCTAAAGCTACTTTATATGATATTGCCGATGATATTAGTAGTAAATCTAGAAAAAATTATACGTTAAATCATTTAATAGAAAGAATTAAAATTTATAACGAAGAAAACTTTAATTATGATATTGTAAATATACCGCTTAAGAAATAATGGGAGAAGAATTCTACGGAGTCATAAAATTAATAACAGGAGAAGAAATCTTTGCTTTGATTTCTGTAGAGGAAAATGACCACGGTAATCCAGTTGTTATGGTTCAAACTCCTGTAGTTATGAAGGTATTAAGTCACGCTCATGGACAGTATGTAAAAATAAAACCTTGGTTAGAATTAGCTGATGAAGATATGTATTTAATTAATTATGATAGAGTTATTACAATGACTCAAGTAAAAGATTCTGATTTAATTGGTTTCTATGAAAGATATCTTAAAGATGATGAAGTAGATATTGAATTAGATGGTAAAGTTAAATTGCATAAAAATATGGGATTTATATCAACTGTAGACGATGCCCGTAAGAAACTTGAAGATATCTTTAAGAATACTAATAAACCTAAAGAAGATTAAAGCCATCTCATCAACCCTTACAGAGTTATTCTACATATTATTTACTACCTTGTCAAGTCGAGTAAATAATGTTATAATATAAACAATTATTAATAAGGATATATTAATGTTATGGCTAAGAAGAAATCAGAACATTATGTAAATAATAAAGAACTCTTAGCAGCGTTAATAGATTATCGTGCTGAAGTTGCTGTAGCAAAGACAAAAGATTTACCTAAACCTCGTATTAGTAATTACCTTGGATCTTGTTTTCTGAAGATTGCTACCCACCTTTCATATAAACCAAACTTTGTAAATTATATGTTTAGGGATGATATGATCTCTGATGGTATAGAGAACTGTGTACAGTACATTCATAACTTTGATCCAGCAAAATCTAGGAATCCATTTGCTTACTTTACTCAGATCATTCATTATGCTTTTCTAAGAAGGATTCAGAAAGAGAAGAAGCAATTAGAAATTAAGACAAAGATAATTGAGAAGACTGGATTTGATGAGGTGATGGTAGTTGATGATGGAGCACTTACTGGTAGTAGTTCCGATTACAATACTATCAAGGATAACATTCAGTACAAGTCTGGTAATAGATGAAGATAGCGATAATAACGGATCAGCACTTTGGTGCTCGTAAAGGATCTAAAGCATTTCATTCTTATTTCAAAGAGTTTTACGATAATGTCTTTTTCCCGTATTTGGAAGAACACAAAATCGATACTGTCATCGATATGGGTGATACCTTCGATAATCGTAGATCTATAGATTTATGGTCTATTGATTGGGCAAAGGAGACTTACTTTGATAGGCTCCAAGAAATGGGAAT